ATATTATGTAACTGGAATTACTATGAATGAATATTATAAATTACATGGTGTAAATCAGTATCCAGATGATTTAACAATTGCATTTATTCCGAGTATGACAGATTCACTTTTTAAAGAAATGACTAAAGGAGAGTGGTTTGGAGATGTCATTGCTAAAAACTTTTTACGTGAGATGGAATTAAAAGCTAGTAATGTAAAAGAGGATGAATATGAAAAATAAAACAGCAACAAGATATTTTTCAAGTAAACAAGAAAAACATGTTGCAAAAGTTATTGGTGGCAAGCAAGTCGCCAATAGCGGTGCAACAATGTTTAGTAAAGGGGATTGTTCTAATGATAACTGGCTTATTGAGTGCAAAACTAAGACATCCCCTAGTCAATCAATGAGTATCAAGAAAGAATGGTTAGAAAAGAATGAAGAAGAAGCATTTGCAATGCGAAAAGAACATTCTGCTCTGGCTTTCAATTTTGGTGATACTCATAATGCTCAGAATTATTATATTATTTCAGAACAGGAGTTTGTTAGGTTTTTAAAATTGGAGGAACAGTATGAAACAAACACAGATGAGCAGCATTAAAGGCTATTTGTTAGCCGGCAATTCTTTGACAAGCATGGAAGCATTTGAAAAGTTTGGATGTACGAGGTTAGCAGCTAGAATATTCGATATGCGTAAAGCCGGTATAAAGATTAAAACTGAAATGGTTGAAGGTAGAAACCGCTATGGTAGTTATTGTACCTATGCAAGTTATTCAGTTATAAATATAAAAAATAACCTTTGACAATTCATAAAGATTATATTACAATATTATTGTAATCAAATAATACAATAATTTTTTAAGGAGGTTTAAATATGATAAGTTCAAAAAAAGGAAGGGTAGAAGTTTCAGGTAGCCGTTTAGAAATTTTGGCTGATTTAATTTGTCTTTTAGAGTGTTTGATTGCATCAAATGTACTAGAACCGGAAATGATGGCAGATTTAGTTGTGGATAGTGTCAAAACAGGTTTAGAGCGCCGTAATCATACAGAGGAGGAGAGTTAATATGTCAGAAGCCTTAGCATTAAAGTATCGACCTCATAAGTTTTCAGATTTAACTGAACAATGTGCAGTTGTAAAGATACTTGAAAATCAGATTGCAACTGATACGATTAAGCATGGTTATTTGTTTGTAGGTGCAGCTGGTACAGGTAAAACAACATCAGCTCGTATATTTGCCGACATGATAAATAAATCATTCGGTGAGCCAATAGAATTGGACGCTGCGTCAAATAACAGTGTAGATGATATAAGACGCATAACAGAAGAAGCACAGACTAAGTCATTAGACAGTGAATATAAAGTATTCATTATAGATGAGTGTCACATGTTAAGTAATTCAGCATGGAACGCATTTCTTAAGACACTTGAAGAACCACCTGCAAAATCAATATTCATACTTTGCACAACAAATCCAGAAAAGATACCTGCAACCATACTTTCAAGGGTTCAGAGATATAACTTTCAAAGAATTTCAATGCAGGGAGTAATTGACAGATTGCTGTATATACTTGAACAGGAAAACAAAGATGTATGTGCAGAAGGTTCACAAGATGCTGTCAATGATATTGAATGGGCAAAGCAGGAAGGTTTAAATGTAATTGATTGGGATATTCAAGCGGTTGATTTAATAGCAAAGATTGCAGATGGTGGTATGCGTGATGCTATCACATTATTAGATAAGTGTTTATCATATAGCAATGATTTAACCGTGCAGAATGTAATTAATGCACTAGGTGTAGCTAATTATGATACCATGTTTGAATTAACTGCATTTTTATCTGAAAAAAATATCAATGGTATGCTTAATTTAATAACAGGTGTATATGCATCTGGAATGGACTTAAAGCAGTTCATTAAAGACTACTTTGAGTTTATCTTAGACTTGAATACTTACCATAAGACATCAAGTATGGATTTAATTAAGTTGCCAGTCAATTATGAAACTAAGTTAGAAGAAATTACAGTTTATGAATGGCAGTGTATTATTAGCTTATTACAGATACTTGTTGATTTGATGAATGAAATTAAATGGGTTCAGAACCCTAAGTCAATCATCATAGCCAGATTCATGTTATATATGCAGGAGGTTTAATATGAAACATTTTGCAACAGAAGGAAATTCATATAAAGTTATATCAGATAGTTTCGATTATTTTAAGCCTGGTGATATTGTTGTAGCATTAGAAAGTGATGATGCTCCATATTGTTGTCATAAAAAAGATTATCATGGACCTACGACTTATGCAAATCTACGTGGTACAAATAAAGTTCATGTTTTACTTGCTGAAGAGTTGGAGGAAATTAAATGATAGGTCAAGCTAATAATCGTTCAAAAATACTTATCTGGATTGAAGATGATAATGTTCCGCATTTTATTGTTATTGTGGGACCTCGTGGGTGTGGTAAAACCATGCTCACGAAGTATTTAGCTAATAAAATGAAATGTATGTATGCAGTATCAGACATAAAAGTAGATGCTATAAGAGAAATCATCAATACAGCATATACGGCTACTGATGCCATTGTATATCACATTCAGAATGCAGATAATATGAGAGCAGAAGCTAAAAATGCACTATTGAAAATTACAGAAGAACCGCCAAAAAATGCTTATTTTGTAATGACAATTCAGAATGATAGTTCATTGTTAGCAACTTTAAAGAGTAGAGCTCAAGTATTGCGTATGGAACCATATACAAAAGAAGAGCTTAAGCAGTATGCACAGGAAAAATATCCTGATGATAATTGGACTGATTTACTTATGAGTATTGTATCTACTCCATACGATATAGATGTATTGTCAGTATATGATAAGACAGCATTTATTGATTACGTCAATCTGGTTATTGATAATATAGGAAGTGTAGAACCTGCAAATGCGTTTAAGTCTGCTAACGCATTACAGTTTAAGGATACTGAGGTTGATAGGACTAAGTTTGATTTAAAGTTATTCTTTTCAGCCTTTGTAGCTTTATGCGAACAGCGTATTTATAATGGGCAGTATGATAATAAGTGGGCAGATGCTGTTATAGTAACTACACCATATGTTGATAAAGTAACTAAGCTAGGAGTTAATAAACAGCAATTATATGATAAGTGGGTATTTGAAATAAGGGAGGTTTTAAATGACAATAATTGACCTTAAAAATCAAATTATGAAGAACTGTCTAACTAATTTATATGTATTTGTTGGAGAAGAAATTGGCATTATGAATATCTATCTTAATCAAATGTCAAAAACACTTAATATGCCAGTAACCAGGGCAGAAAGTGTAGCAAGTATATATGCTGAATGTACTTCTAAATCAATGTTTGGAAACACTACCGGATTTTATGTTATCAGAAATGATAAAGACATAACCAAAGAAGAAAAAGCATATCAATCATTGAGTAAAGACATTGGAAAAAATGTCATAGTGCTGTTATATGATAAAGTAGACAGTAGATTAAAGTTTGGCAAGTTTTTCAAAGACCAGACTATTACATTTGAGAAGTTAGCTCCAAATGTGTTGAAATCATATGTTAAGAAAGCTTGTCCAGGTTTATCAGATAAAAATTGTGAGCATCTGATAGAGTTGTGTAATGGTTCATATGATTTATGTATGCTAGAAATTGATAAGATACTGCATTATCAAGAAACTACATATGACCGAGACGATTATAAAGATTCTGTAGACCATTGTTTTGATGTATTATTAAAATCCGGTGTAATATATCAGCCAGAAGAGAGTGATGTGTTCAAATGGACAAACGCAGTATGCACACGTAACTGTAAAGAAGCATTTAAGCTAGAACGAATACTTAGAGATAATGGTACTCAATCAGTAACAATGTTAGACAATAGCTTAAAATCTATATTACTGATACAATGCTGCCAAAGTAGTCATATTAGTGAAGTTACCGGATTAGATAACAGGCAGATATACTTTAATAAAAAGTATGCCGGAAATTTTAATACCTCTGACCTTGTATATGCAGTTAAATTAATTGCTAAGGTAGTTGACGGAATTAAGACAGGGTTGTATGATGATGTATATGCAACACGTTATGTGCTAAGTATTATTGCATAAGTGACGTTGTATCTTGACCGGCTCTGCGTTTTTATTATTAATATGTGTAAATCATAACATGTAAAATAAAAGTGCAGAGCTGATGAAGATATGAAAGGTGGTTAAATGGATATTAATGTAAATGATAATGAGTATAAGGTATGTTTGCGTTGTGGGCGTAAATTGAAAAGCGAAAATTCTAGAAAATTGGGTTTTGGTAAAGTTTGTTGGGAAAAGTGGCAGACTGAAACACAAGCTAAAAAACTATTTGAAATAGATAAGAAATCGTGATATAATGATTAGGAGGTGTTAATATGCCTGCAAGTAATTCTGTAATGATTAGAAAATTACAATTCGCATTGAACCAAAAAGGTTATCGAATATTAAGTAATAGGTCTCAATTCTATTCTAACGAACAAAATAGACCTGTAACAATGTATAAGATTACCCAATCAGTCTGGGACAAAGAAAAACAACATTATAAACATGTTGAATTATTTACATCTGCTAGTGAGATACAGATTGTACTGTTTCTTAGAAATTTATGGTACTTGGTAAATGATAAGCCAATACCTAAAACAAATAAAATGAAAGGAGCCGCTGAGTTTGAAAGAAAGTGGAAAGCTTTTTTAGATTCTTGGCAAGCATAATTTAAAATTGCCCCTTAGCCGAGTGGTAAGGCACCGGATTTTGATTCCGGTATCGTGAGTTCAAATCTCACAGGGGTGGTTTGAGTTACCCACCCCCTCAGGTAACTCAATTTGATATTTATATTAGTTCTTCTCCTGAAAAGCTACTCATGTCAAGTGAGTAGCTTTTTTAATTTTATACTATAAATAACCTTTGACAGCATATAAAGGTTGTACTACAATATTATTGTAATCAAAAATGATTACAAAAACTATTAATCTTGGAGGTACAAAATTATGACGAATCAATTTAAAGTAAAATTCAATGGTAAAACACTTTGTGTCTTTGCTACAATCAATGACAAGGAGCTAGGAAATATTATAGTACATATTGCTAATATTGATACTATGGCTAATCGTATTTATACCACATTTGATGGCTATCATATGTTAGCTACACCAGATTTTCAAGAGTCCCATACAATGTTAAAGTTTGATGAAGAAGAAGCTAACACTAATGACATTATTAAGTTTAATGTCTGCGTTGATTATACTGCTGAAGAACTCACGCATATAATAAAAATGTGTTCTCGATATTTTTCATTTTAATCTTTGACACATTGAAAATATTATAGTATAATATTACTTGTAATCAAGTACTGGTTACAAGTAATATTAAATATTAAATCTCGGAGGTAAGTAATTATGTTTGAAAAATTCTCAACCAAATTCAATGTAACAAATGTATCAGAAGTATTATTTAATGTAATGCAGTTTACAAAAGACCGTATGGTATCTCATTACAACAATAAAAATGCCGAAGGCATTCGTAATGAGTACCACAACTTTAGAACATTTACTCGATTTTTATTTATTAGAGGTGGGTATGGCGTGTTTAGACAGTTACAATTATATGTGAATACTGAAATGGAAAATTTTATGGAAATGCTATTAGAGAATGAGAGGTGGAGATAAAATGATATTAACAAATAGTGAGATAATGAGGTTATATGAAAATGAGATGCTGACGGAGGTAAGTATCAAAATGAAAGGTGCATACAACTCAGACTCAATATTAAAGTATTATAGACACGCTAAAATATGGTTAACTAATCATAGATTTGTGGCAAAGGCGTGTACAAAGGCTAGATATGAAGAACTCAATGCTATACTTATAAAAAATAAAGAAGAAGCATTATATATGTTGGATATGAAAAAATACGAGGAGGAAATTAATAATGACAGTAAAACAAATTAGTTTGGATATAAAATGTGAAGATGGTCAGCCGTCTGTAGAATATATACGTGAAATTTTAGAAGAGTATAACATATCGGTATTAGGAGTAGACGAATCTGATATAACAGATGTGTATGAACGTAATTATCCTGAATTATTATAAATAAAGGAGATAAGTATTATGACGAATGTAATGATTATAGGACAAGAATGTGCTCTTAGAGGTATTGTAGAAGAAGTACATACTTTTGCAAAGTGGAAGTCATTAGGCTATAAGGTAAAGAAAGGCGAACACGCATTATTTGAAACGCGTCTTTGGAAACATTCATCTAGAACAAAGCATAATGATGAAACAAATGAGGATGAAGAAAAAGAAAGTATGTATATGACAAAAGCATTTTTATTTGGGGAAAGTCAGGTGGAAAAAATTGAGCAAGATATGTAATGAAAATTGTTTTAATTGCCCATATCCTGATTGTATAAATGATGATTATATAGTTGGAGAATATGCGGAGAGCGTTCGTATTGATACAGAAATACGTTTAGATTATGATACTGAATATCGTAAACGAAAATTAAAAATGTCTAACTATGATAATACAGAGAAAGGAAAAGCTCGAATGATTAAATACCGGCAATCTGAAAAAGGAAAAGCCGTTCAATTTAAAGCTAATCATTCGCAACGTGGTATAGAGCGTAGAAAGCGATATGAAAATAGTGAAAAAGGTAAAGAAACAAGGCGTAAATACCAAAATTCAGAAGCCGGTAAAGCCGCAAGGCGTAGATATGAACAGTCAGAACACAGAAAAAAATATCAGCATGAAAGATATTTAAGAAAAAAATGGAAAAGGAGGCACAGGAATGTCTAGCGAAAACTGTCTAACGAATGAAAATGAATGGGGAATAGCTAGCTTGTTTACAGAGTTTCCGGAAACAAAAGGGCGAATAGCTTTTATACAGATGTATTGTAAAGCACATGGAAAAGATATTAGTTGGAGTATCTGTGAAGCTGTGGATGATTACTTGGGTATAATGAAAACAGAAGATTATAGTTTAGCACAATGGTTTAAAGATACTTGTAAGAATTATCCGGAAACATTTAATTAGAAAGAAGGTATCAATATGACAGATGAATTAAAGAAGGCTATAGAAAATCATAAAAAGATGTGGGCATATATTAAAGAACAAGAAGAAGCATATGGTTATGTAGCTAATATAGATATGAGACATGCGTTAAAGGCTGAGTATATTGACCTTAATAAGATAGATGATAAGCTATATAATAATTGCTTTTTATGCGACTATGCTAAGAAAATGCAAAAGAAGGATGGCTGTACAGAGCGTATGTGTAAATACTGTCCTTGCTTATGGGGTAGCGAGCCGATATGCAAGAGTTTTTATTGTGAGCACGGTATGTCAGGTTATGTAGATTGGACTACCTCCCGTGCAGAAGATATAATAAATTTACCAATAAAACCTGAATTATTATAAAAATAGTCTTTGACAGTATGTAAAGATTATATTATAATATATATGTAATCAAGTAATGGTTACAAATTATAATATTAATCTTGGAGGTACAAATTATGAGTACAATGAAACATCTTGAGGTAATTAAAAATCGTGACTATGGTAACTACCGCTGCTCTTGCGGTTGTGGTAAAATCCTTGGTAATCCAGAACCAGCTATTACTGATAACAGTTATGCTTACGGAATCGCAGACGTGACAGATGATGAAGGATATGCTTGGAGAATGTTTACACCTGAATGCTGGAAACGTGTTTGTAAGGAATGGGAGTTAGAAGTACAGGCTGATATGTCATCATATGATTATCAGTTTACCTTGAATAAAATGTATAATGAATATCCTGCAAGCGAGGAGGTATAATTATGATAGAATATGGTTATAAACACAACGAATGGTTAGCGGTATATGTTGATGAATGTGGTGCTGAACAAATAATGCCATTTGATACGTTTGAACAAGCTGCGGAATATATAAAGTGTTGTTCTTGTAAGATTGGTGTAATGACAACAACTTATTATTACCACAAAGTAAAAAATCCAAAGGAGGTGTAATTATGATAATTGATACCTACTATATAGTATTAATCCCAGCAACTCAGAAAAAACATAAATTTGTTACATCGCTAACAGAACGTGAGTTTTTTAAAACCTTAGATGCGGTATACGATAATTATTTAATCTTAGAAAGTGGGTATGTTAAGTAAATGTTTCATATTATCTGGTATATAATGAAACTGATGTTCTTGGCATTGGCTTATATAGTCAATGCCACAGCAACATTAATAATCACAATTGTTGAAAAGCTGTTATGTAAAATATTTAAGTTAAAATAGAAAAAGAGGTCAAAAATGTTATTTGATGAATTTAGAATAGTTTCAACACCGCAAGGAAATAAAGCAGTTACAAGTATGCCAGATGTAATTGACATACTTGTAGATAATAATCTTGAAGAAATTGCAAATATAGTTGATGCTAATGTGCAGAATAGAATATTAGAAGTTGAAGATGAGTTATCAAACTTACAGGATGAATTTGATAGTTATGCTGCACAGAATGAGGAGTATCACGATTGTATTAGAGATTCCGCAGAGAATATCAATGAAGTAATAAATAGTATACTTAATAGTAAAAGGTTAAATAAGTCAGAGCTGGTTAAGAGGCTTGAGCAGATATATAATAATTTATGGAAGGAGGTATAAATATGGAAAGTAAAAAGTATAGATGTTCTAAAACAAAGGATGAAATTTTAAATATTATAGTAAGTGAGTTTAAAAAGGTAAATGCTGACTATGACAATTCGCTTCAGAATAATAATCGAATGTTACAAGACAGAAATCACGGAAGATGTGTAGCAATGTTTGATTTATTAGACCGATTAGGTATAAAGGAGGTATAATATGTCAAAAGATTGTGCATTGAATAAATATATAGTAGATGTAATAGATAACAATACCGGAATTGCCGCTAGTTTGTTATCGGATGCCAAATTTAAAGATTGTTTGGCTAAAACACTTGGATTTAATCTATTTTATTTGAAACAAAACCTGATTGAATTGTTTAATGAATTGTTTAATGAATTGATTAAATTAATAATAAGAAAGGATATATAATTATGACAAATAAGAAAAAATATTCAAAAGAAATTTTAGATATCGCTTGTAGAGGCGAATCATTGGCATTAAGACGAAAGGATGATACAGTATGTGCTTGTTGTGATATAGCTTGTAAAGATTGTGGATTTAATTCAAGCAGAGTTGAAGGAGACCCTAAAAATTGTACTGATAACTGTATTACATGGTGTAATTCTGAATACATCCCAAAGATTGATTGGAATAAGGTACTTATAAATACTCCAATACTTTGTGGTAAACGTAAATTACCTAGGCATTTTGCATATTATGATTCTCAAACTAATTTGATACATTATTATGCGGATGGCAAGTCATCTTATACATCTGATGTAGCAGATGAAGGAATTTGTACCTGTCCACCTTGTGATGTTGAATTAATGCTTATGCCAGATGTTGAAAAATATTCAAAATAACTGTATAATAACTGATACAATCTGTATCAGTTATTTTTTAGAAAGGAGATAAATATGAAATTAAAAAGACATGATATAAGAGATGCTATGAAAAACAAGTTTGTTAAGATTGCTGATAGTCATAAAAATGTATTTACATTAGAAGAAGTTTTATATAATGTAAATGAAGTTGTAGATGAATTGTATTGGGAGCATAAGCGAATTAAAGACCAAGCGAGTTCCGGGAAAGAAGAACAAAAAATAACAGCACCATATGACCTTGAAGTATCAAATATGGCATATAGACTAAAACAAAAATTAGGAACTAATATTTTTATAAATGAGATATTAGGTAAAATATCTACAGATGCATTAAAAGCAATATTATTAGAAATAGCAAATGCTTTTGAAATAGACATTAATTTACTAAAAAAATAATCAGCAGAGGTTTCCGGGAGAATAGAAGAGAAAAATGAAAGGAGTAATAATAAATGTCAGCACCATTAAAAAATATACCATATAAAACACATACAGGACATAAACTAACACCACAAGAAGCAAGCTTTATAGATGCTTTTATGGTTCATAAGAATGGTAGCCAAGCTGTTATAGAAGCTGGTTATAGGAATAAGAGACCGGAGGCGTATGCGAGGGCCTTGCTGGATAGAGACTTTATCAGAGAAGAAATCCAATACCGAATGAAACAGATTGAGGACAAGCGAATCGCATCAGCTACCGAGATCTTGCAGTTTTATACCTCAGTAATGCGTGGCGAGGTACTAGACCAATTTGGTATAGAGGCTTCGTTAGATACACGTATAAAGAGTGCTAATGAGCTTGCAAAACATCAAATAGAGATGCCATTAAAACTCGAGCAGAAGAACATAACTAACAATATTGGCACTATTCAGCTTAATTTTCTACCAAGAAATACACAAAATATTCAGAATAATTAGTCTATCCAGCAAGAATTCTTCTTCGTCCGTCAAATTGCACAACCCATGCTAATTCAGTAGCTGTGCGGTTTGGCGGATTTCTTTATTTTCTTCAAAGAAATTAGTCTTATTCTCTACCGGGGAAAGTACAAAAATTTTAAAGAAAAATCTTATCGAAGAAAAACCTTTCGTCAAATTGCACAAAAATCTTGTCTAACGAAAAGTATCCAATAACCTATCCAGACAGACCTCTATCTGGCAATCTCGCTATCTTGTCTAACGAATTCTGGCAGAACTGTCTAACGAACAATCTATCCAGATAGCTCTCTATCTATCTAGAAAGAGTACCCTCCAGATATCTTGTCTAACGAGATGATGCTAGATAGACATCTCGCTGGATGGATAAGCTAGATAGGTTGCCATCTGGACAGACCAGCAAGAATTGTCTAACGAGCTATCTAGATGGCATAGTCTATCTGGAAAGAAATCTTTCTAGAATTCTTGTCTAACAAATTGTCTAACGAGAACTGTCTAACGAATTATAGATAGAACTCTCTCTCTGGATAGACAGATAGATGTTAGTTATAACTAATTGCTGTTAGTTTAAACTTACTTTAGTTCGACAGGACTAACTTTAGTTAGTTACGACTTACCGAAGTTAGTTTAAATGAACTACAGTTAGTTATGACTTACTCCGGTTCACTTAAAATAACGGGAGTTTAATATTGATATTGTGAACTTCGGTTCAGGACAACTTATTTTAGTTAGTTTATATAAACTATAGTTAGTTACAACTTACTATTCGACTGCACGACTGCGTTTTTTACTTATATATAGTAGTAATTCGATTATACTAATAAAATATAAAAAATTTTGAAATAATCACTTGACATATATATCAAATGTGATATACTCATAATTGTAAATGATAAACATTTACCACGTCGAATAATATGGTTCGACTGATTGACTTTTCAATCGTCATTCATAATCAGTCACATATAAATGTAAATGTATATGATTTACATGTAACAATAAATCACGAAGTTGTACAGTCGGTTAAAGTGCAAGTAAAAAATGAAACCGATAAATATTATGAATACAAAGTCAAATACAAAAAATGAAGTCACAGTTACAACTAAACCAACTAAATCAGTCACAAAAACAAAAAATACAACCGCAGTCGCAGTTGTAAATAATACTGATTTGACTAATAAATCAGTAAAGTCAAAGTTATTAAACTTTGATGAAACAATGCAATTAATGAATACATACAATATTGGTAGTAAATCGCAAACAAAACAATATCGTATAATTAATGGTCAAAGTTCATTACATGTATTAAAATCATTTTATCGTTTATACGCAACACCGATTGACTATCAATTATGCACACCGTTAAATGATAAAAATAATAAAAACATTGAATTTAAACTCAATGATAATGATAATGATAGTAAACGACCACATACCATATTAATTTATACTACTGAAATGTTAAAAAAAGTATTTGAATGTATAAGTAAAAATAAGTTAAATGCACCATCATAATTGATTAATGTATTTAATATAAATTAAAAATACAAGTTTCACGTGAAACATTAAAAAATAAATACGAAAGTGAGTTAAAATTATGAAAATTAATGAATTACGACTTGAATTAAATTCAAGTATAACCACAAATAAATATTTTTCAAATTTTGATTTTATATCACCAAAATTTGAAAAACTTAACGACAAAGTAATTGCATTACTCGTTGTTGACGAAAACAACGAACTAAATCAATATCGTTGTTGTATTGATTCAATGTTAAATGTATCAATACAATACGTCGATAAATCAACCGACGACGTTATTGACTTAATTAGTTTTAAAGTCAATGAATATGACATTACAAATAATTTGAATGTCATATTAAATGAAATGTTTTTACACTTATACATATATATGTATGTTGAACATTTCACACTTTAATGTATATATTGCGTGCGTGTACGTGTGCGTGCGGTATATATAAGTCAAATATAACCATAGTTAGTATATACTAACTATGGTTATTTTTTTTTAATTTTAATTAGTTATTACTAACTATTGTTTTATATGACTAACAGCATTACAATACAACTAACTCATGTTTTATTTAACTAACAGAAGTTAGTCTTTTTTAATTTTTATTATTTAAAACTAACAGCAGTTCAATTAAACTAACTACAGTTAGTTATGACGTACCGGAGTACGGTACCTCGAACTTCTGTTAGGTGGGACTAACCGCGTGTAACTTATACACGCTATAAATTTTGGTATTACTGAATCCGGAAGAATTACAAATGGCTATAAGAATATTGCCCACCAAAAAATCCAAGCCCACTTAAAATCCAAATCTACACAGCGGTATTTTTGCTATATACTGAGGGCGTGATAATCGAAAATCTTCGTGCTGCCTTTACAAATTATGTCAAAATATCGTATTATATTATATATACTATACACAAAGGAGTGATTATATGATTTGTAAAAATTGTAATAAAAGAAGTGTTGGGTGTCATAGTAACTGCCCAGAATATCTAGAATATAAAAAACAATGTGAAAAACGTAAACAACTTAAATTATTAGACTCAAATTATAACTCATACATGAGTAGCGTAGTGATTAAGAACATTAAGAAAAAACATCATAGATAAATTTATAGTTTGAATTCCTCTTATTATTGTGTTATAACATAATTAATAGGAGGAATTTTTTATGTTACAGTTAAATATTGAAGTAGAAAAATTGTGGATTGAAAAATTTGATAGCGTATTTCAAGACATAATGGAACACAAACACACACATTATATATTCCCGGGTGGTAGAGGTAGTACAAAATCATCATTTATAGGTGGTAGAGATATACCATTACTGATTATAGCCAACCCACTATGTCATGCCGTATGTTATAGACGTTTCGGTAACACACTAAAAACAAGTGTATATGCTCAGGTTTTATGGGGTATTCAAGATTTAGGACTTCAAGATTACTTTGTATGTCATGTAAACCCACTTGAAATCATATATAAACCAACAGGTCAAAAAATACTATTTTTAGGTATGGATGACCCCGGAAAGGTAAAATCTATTAAATTACCATTTGGTTATATAGGTATAACGTGGTGGGAAGAATTAGACCAATTTGATGGAGAATTACAAATTCGTAAAGCACAACAGTCTACAATGCGTGGTGGCGATAAATATTGGAATTTTATGTCATTTAACCCGCCAGTATCAATTAATAATTGGGCTAATGAATTTACCGAACAAGCTGAAGTAAAGAGAACAGAAGATACACTTGTTGTAAGGACTACATATTTAGATGTTCCTGTTCCTTGGTTAGGGCAGCAGTTCATAGAAGAAGCTGAATACTTACAAGAAACTAATCCAAGAGCATATGAAAATGAATATATGGGTATTCCTGTCGGTACTGGCGGTAATGTATTTGATAATGTAGAAGACTTAGTAATGACTAATGAAATGATTGCTGGATTTGACTCTGTCTACAATGGTTTAGACTGGGGTTTTGCTAATGACCCTAATGCCTTTACTAAAATGCACTTTGATAAGACCAGAATGGACTTATATATTTATGCAGAACACGTTATGACACATGAGAGTAATAAGGTATTACACGAAGAATTATATGAAAAGCCCAGCGGTATATATAGAAAAGAGTGGGACGTTGATGAAAATGGACAAGAATACTCAAAACTTGTAGAAATACCACTTATGGATAAAAATGAACTGATTACAGCCGATTCTGCAGAACCAAAATCAATAGCTGACTTTAGAGCTTGGGGTTGTTTTATGCGACCTGCAGAAAAGGGTCCTGATAGTATTCGATATGGTATTAAATACCTACAAGGATTACGTCATATTTATATAGACAGACGTAGATGCCCTAATACCTATCGTGAATTTACACGTTATGAGTATGACAGAGACAAGAATAACAATATTATTAGTGCATTTCCTGATAGAGATAATCACAATATTGATAGTGTCAGATATGGACTTGAAAGATTTTATAAAAGAAAGGGCAACTGAATTGACTTTTTTATCCTTTGCACTTATAATAATTGTATAAATGCAAAGGAGGTCACATACTTATGGCAAGAAAAATTCAATATTATAAAGGCATAAAATTTGTGCGATACGATAATCAAAAATATTATACAGCTCGTATGGGTGGTGGTAATGTTTTATTACACCGATTTATATGGCTATGTGAAAGAGGAGCTATACCAGATGGATATGACGTACATCACATAGACCATGATTTTGACCATAACGAAATATCTAATTTTGAGTTATTAACTCGTTCTGAACATATTAAAAAACATTTTGATGAAAGTTCAGAAGAGTTTAAGCAACAAACTCGAGATAATATGCGAAAAGCTCGTTTTTCTCAAAAATGTATAGATTCCTATAAAACACCAGAATTCAGTAAAAAGATGAGCGAACAAACTAAACGATTATGGAAAGAGGGTAAAATGACAAAACCTAATACTTATATCTGTGAAGTATGTGGGAATGAATATACAAGGCGTTCAAAACCAGCTGCTCATAGATTTTGTTCTTATGAATGTCAACGAGTGTATGAAAAAACACCAATTCAAAAAATTTGCTGTATATGCGGGAAAGAATATACTTCTTTTATAGGTAGTGCTGGAAGCACTTGCTCAAGAAGCTGTGCTTGTAAATTAAATCATAAAAATAGAAAGGGTAACTAATTATGCACAATTCAGAATATTATGGAAAAGATAATCCATGTGAACCCATTAAAATCATAGACCACTATGATTTAAACTTTGATTTAGGTAATGTTATCAAATATGTATTAAGGGCAGGCAATAAGCCAGGTGAAGACAAACTCAAAGACTTAAAGAAGGCATACGATTATTTAGGTCATGAGATACAAAAATTAGAAAATAAGGAGGGTTAATTATGTTCCTCATAGACAAATTGAAAGGAGTATTACAACGTATGATAGGACCTAAAACATTGGAGAATGTATTAAATATAACTCCAGCAATATCAAGTGAAATGAAAACAGCCATTGAACTTTGGGAGGATATGTATAAAAATAAAAGTCCCTGGCTTGATAAAAACACTCAATCACTTGGACTTGCAGCCAGCATTGCAAGCGAAAAAGCAAGAACAGCTACTATTGAGATGGAAGTTAAAGTAACAGGTGAAGGAGAAAGAGCAGAATTTATTAAAAAATGTGTGAAGAAACTGTTACCACTTGTTAGAAGAAACTTAGAGTATGGTATTGCATTGGGTTCATTGATTATAAAACCCTATGTAGTTACAGGATTAGATGGAAAACTCACTATAAACTTTTCATTTACAAAAGCAACAGACTTTTATCCATTATCTTTTGATAGCGAAGGTAATATTTTAGAGTGTGCTTTCTTAGATAGGATAACCACTAAAGATGCTATTTACACAAAAGTCGAATATCATAGTATTCAGGGCACAAGACTTACTGTAAAAAATATGGCTTTCAGGTCAGAAGTTGTAAATGGCATATCTCATTCATTAAATACACTCACATCTACACTTGGTACACCAATACCATTAACAGAAGTACCAGCGTGGGCATCTCTTGCACCAGAGACACCGATAGATAATATTGATAGTCAGTTGTTCGCATACTTTAAAATGCCTCAAGCGAACTGTATAGACATCAACTCTCCACTGGGTGTAAGCGGTTATGCTCGTGCAATCGACTTAATAAAAGATGCTGATAAACAGTATTCAAACCTGTTATGGGAATTCAAAGGTGGACAGCTTGCGATTGATGTAGATAGAACCGCACTAAATCCGGTTCGTGACCCTAAGGGTAATGAGATGCCAGATAGATTACCAGAACTTGAAGATAGATTATTTAGACGTAATTTAGACTTGGGTGATGATAATATGTATAACATCTATAGTCCCGAATTACGAGATTCCAACATACTCAACGGTCTTAATGCTATTTTAATGAGGATTGAAGATGTTTGTGATTTATCGAGGGGTACATTATCAGAAGCATCTTATGCAGAAGCTAGAACTGCTACTGAATTACGAATACTGAAACAACGTAGCTATTCAGCAAACTGTGATATTCAGAAAGAACTTGAACATACACTTGAAGATACAATAAAAGTTATTGACATTTACTGCGATTTATACAATATAGTACCTTCTGGTGAATATGAAATAGGTTATTCATGGGATGACTCTATAATTGTTGATAAAGACGCAGAACGTCAAGTTGATTTATTAGATGTTGATAAAGGATTATTAGGTAAAGTTGAATATCGTATGAAGTGGATGGGCGAAACCAAAAAGCAAGCTGAAGAAGCAATTTCTACAATTAATAAAGAAAAAACAGAAACAATGCTTATTCAGCAATCGGTTATGCTTCAATCAGCTCAACAAGGTACTGATAATACGTCAACTAATAATAAAAATACCAGCTCTGGTACAGATGCACAAGCAGAGAACGAAAAGCGTAAACGTGCAAATGAAAGTGTTGAAACCACAAAATCAAAAAATGAAGAAAGTTAGGTCAAACTACTTTACAACACAGAATAATTATTGTATAATAATCATAGGGAAGAAATTCCCTATGATTTTTGTCATATGCGGACCTATGCAGCATAACATTCGCCGTAGATGGGAATACGGATATATAAAATAAACCATAAAGAATGTAACAGGAGGAATGAAATTATGGATTTTTTAAAAGCTCTTTTTAATTCAGGAGCACTAACGTGGGAACAGTTTTCAGAAGCTGTAAATGAGAAAGGCTACAAAATAGCTGATTTATCAACAGGTAACTATGTTTCAAAGAAAAAGTTTAATGATGAAATTCAAACACGAGACACAACAATATCTGATTTAAACACACAGATTAGTACCCGAGATAATGATATAGCAGCATTACAGACGCAGCTTTCAGATGGTAGTAAAGATAGTG